CTAGAACCCCCACACTTAGGACAGCAGGATTTTTTAATTTTATGCTTACAATAAGCACTACCACCACATTCTAGACAATATTCTTTCATAATACCATGCTTACATAATGAACCACCACCACAATCTAGGCAACGAGATTTAGATTTTCCATGTTCGCAGACTTGACTTCCATGACAATCACCTTCATGACAATGTTCCTTTCTTCTACCATGTTCGCAGATTTGACTTCCATGACAATCACCTTTAGAACAATTCTCCTTTCTTGTTCCGTGTTCGCAGAAATTTTGAGGAGAACATTTTATACATCTTGCTCTTCGTTTTTTATGTTTACATTTTCTTGTTTCTTTTACACCCTTGAAGTTTTAAAATGCCGGTTTTTATTATATAAGTTTATATATATGTCAAAGCATAAAAGTGAAGATTTTAAAATTAGTGCTGTAGAATACTATATTGAGAATGATACTTCTTTTGCTGAAACTTGTAAAATATTTAAATCTTCTGAAAGAAGTCTTAAAAGATGGTTAGAAAGATACAATAATGAAAAATCTATAAAAAGACATAATAGAATACCAATATCTTATAAAATAACAAAGGAACAAGTTAAATATGCTATTAAAAAATTAAAAGACAATGAACAAATCACTATGACTAAATTAGTAAAAGTAGTTAAGAAAAAATATAAGGATTTCGATATTACACCTCAATGGTTAGGTAAGGTTATTCGTGATAATAATCAAACACGAAAAAGAACTAGACATGAGCATTTCCCTAAAACACGATATGGAAAACCAATAGATAAACAAAAAGAACTAACAGCATTTTATAATGAAGTTGATAAATATCGTATAGATAAAATAATTAGTTTAGATGAAACATCTATAAAACCAGCAATGTTAATGGAATATTCAAGATGTCCATTGGGTAAAAGATGCATTGTTAAAACTGATGATAGTTATTTATTTCGTAAATTTACTTTATTAGTTGCTATCTCTAATTCTAAATGTGTTGGATGGACACTATATGAAAAAGGAGGAATGAATAAAGAAAGATTAGTTGAGTTTTTAGATAAGTTTGTATTTAATAAGTATAAAAATCATCTTATTATTTTAGATAATGCTGGTAGCCATAGAAATAACTATGTTAAAGATGCTATTACAAATAGTGGCAATAAATATCTTTTTAGCATTCCATATACACCACATACAAATGGGGCAATAGAAGCATATTTTAACCAAATAAAACATTATCTAAAATTAAATAAAAAAGTCCTAAAATTTAATGAATTAAAAGAAGAAACTAAAAAAACAATTAATAAAGTATCAAAAGAAAATTATAAAAATTATTTTAATTATACTTATAAAAAAGATGATTTAAGAAAATATAAAAGAAGTGTTTCTACATTACGAAGGAAACCTAAAAATTATAAAAATATATTATAAACATATTATAATTATTATGACTAACTATCAACTCACCCACTTTATGACCAATTTGTATGATACATTTACAGATATTGAAGGATGGAAAAATACATTTAGAGAATATACGTGTCCAGCAATTAGTGGTTCTATTTTATTACCATTCACACTCGCAATTGCTGCTCCTAGTGGTGGATTTGTGGCGGCATATTGTGCTACAAATGTATTTCTTGGTGCGAATGTTGGAATACTTGCTAGATATTGTAATGTAGAAAAAGAACTTTTAGAAGTAAGTATTAGACCACCAAATGTAGTCCCTCTAAGACTTGAACGTAACAATCAGGGGGTAAATTATCCATATTATCTTCGAATTAAAAATGTATAAAATAAGTAATATAACTTTATAAATTTATAACTTTTTCTATTTTTGATTTACTAAAAGGTTCTTCTATCCATTCATCAAATAATAAAATTATATTCTTATTTAACCTTGCTAATTTATAACCCCATAATAATGGTAAATTGGAATTATACATTTCATTTGTTAATATATAAAAAGAATTTATTATTAAAACAATATTTAAATTATATATATTATCATCGTGTCCATTATTTATTAAATATTTTTTAAATTTGTTAATTATATCTTGTTTATTGTCATTAAAAATATTCTCATCATATGTATTTAGTGGTAATTTACATACTGAACAAATATTATTTTTATTACATTCATCACAAGAATCTTGAAAACAATTGTTACATAATATAAATTTATCTATGTTTTTATATTTTGTACACATAATACAACATTTATATTTATCTCTCATATTTATAGTCATACACTTTCTGCATTGATGAGGATCCGTTGACAAACTACGAGATATTTCTTTATATTTATCTGGAATAATTAAATAATCATCATCCATATCTTTACCATAATAATATTTCTTACATAAACTACATACTGATAATTCTTCTTTACAAAAAAAACAAGTAATATTAATATAAATTTCATTTTCTATTGGATAGGGTAGATACTTTATTTCATTATTTTCACAAATTTCACACTTTTTTGCCATAATATATAAAACAATATAATTTATATATTTAAATATAAATTATATATTTAAATATAAACTATAATTATTTATATAATGAACTCATCTGAAGAACTATTAAACAACATAACAGAATATAAAAAAGAAAAAAATATATCTGGACCATTTGATGTATGTTGGCACTGTAAGGAAACTAATCTTAGTGAAGATTTAAGAGGAATTAATTGTGATCATAAATATCATCATCATATAATAATATGTTTATGTAAAAAATGTAGAGATATACACAATATCGAAGATAATAATTGGGTTGAAGAACTAAGTAAAGAATGTAGTGAAAATAAAATAGAAATGAGTAAAGATATAATTAGAAAATCATATTTAAAATTTTATAAAAAAAAATATTTGTATCATTATTTTGTATTTGATTATGGTGATACCATAAAAATTGTTTGTAATGATTGTGTAAGTAATTTTATTAAAGATAATGTTTATGAAAAAGCTCCAAAGGACAAAAGTGATGAAATGCTCAGATTCTTGGAAACTTATCAAGATTTAATATGGGACAAAGACGATAAAATGGAATTATCATTTAATGATGTATTTTTTGATTTTGAACGCGAACATATATCTAATACAAATGTTTTCAGGTTAAATTATGCTGGAACAGAAGATTATTTTTATTTTACATCTATTTCTGATGATGAATTACAAACATACATGTATAACTTAGACGAATATCCAATATATGTTTACTACACAGATGTAAATGAAATTGAGAAGATATATGATAATTTCTATGATTTAATGAATGAATATATTGATGATAAAAATTTATTGTCAGAATTTAGTAGGAATAGTATTGAACAAGAAATACCAATCGCAGAAGGTGATGTGTAATGATCAGGGTTGGCTCAAAATCAACAGGCAAACTTTGTTGATTTTTTTTGCTGGTAAAACCGGCATTTTAAAACTTCAAGGGTGTAAATTAATATTATTTATTACAAAGATACATTATTACCATATAAGAGTTTTTATTTTATATATTTTTCTAAAATCTTTTTGAATTTGAAGATATTTATCTGAATATTGTAACCAATCAGGTTTATTTCCAACAATATCTTTTATTTTTTTTAAAAATTTATTATCTAACTCTACTCTTTTCGAATTTGTATTATATTTACCTTCTGTATTAACTTCATCTTTTAACCATTTTGCTGTTTTATCCATTGTTTCTATCATTTTTTCAACAGAGTTTATATTACCTTGATGACTATATTTTTTTATAAATCTAATTTTAGTCCATTGACCAGTTGGTTGATAAGAAGAAAAAAAATTTCCCATTTTATTTTATATTATATATAAATATAAAAATTAATTTACCGTTACATTAACCTTTCTTAACATTAATTAATTAACATTAAGAGGTCTTAGGACACGTAACCTGCCCTGATATTTAATTGTTTGAAAAGTATAACGACATATATTTTAAATATAAACAATTTACTTTCGTTTTCTTTCATTTTTATTGATACGTAAAGTTGAATAAGAATACGAAAAACAGTTCGAACCCCTAAACCAAAATTATATATAGGCAAATTATTCTCTTTTCGGTGTTTTATGATATTTTGACAATCTAATGTTGGAGATATCTGATACATAGTATTAGATGCTATAATATAGATATATATAATTAGTAAAAAACTCTTTATTTTTATATACTTATATTATATAATATAATATATTATGGAGAATAATAGAGATGAAGAAAAAACAAATAATAATAGAGAAGAAGAAAAAACAAATAATAGATATCCGAGGATGCAAAGTATTGAAAGAGGTCTTTCCGCAAGTGGACAATCTTTAGATGAATGGATTACTCAATTACAGGATATAACTAATGATTGGGTGGTGGGGGATTTTGCCGCAGATGCAGATGTTGATGTGATGGATAAGATGTATCAGGAAACACTAGAGAAATGGGTTATAGATAAATTTTATTTACTTTTAAGCCATGATCCGAATAATATCAAATACGCTCAAGATGTAATTGGAGAGGTATTATTGGGCTACTACAAAAGTAGCAATGTGGAAAGAACTAGATCTTTAGTATTTGACATACTAACTGAAGTTAATGGGATAAGGTATGTCAATAATGTAAAACAAATATTATTAAAAGAAGGAAATGATGAAGAGATAATGAAGCGTTTTTTTAAGGAAAAAGATTTAAACATTCTCAAAGATATAAATGATTTTAAAATATTTTTTACAAAATTAAAAGATAAAAACTATATATCAGAGATTTTTCGCGAAAATCAAAATATACCCGTTGATATATTGGTTAAAATGGTTCAACCAATGTTTGACTTGTATGATGAAGATAAGAAAATTCTAGATAACAAAGATTTTTTTTTAATTTTTGGACAGTTATTAACTTTTTCATTTATTCCCGATAACATAAAAGACGGAATCGTCTCGATTTTAACGGAACTTAATAAAAAATATTTGAAAAAAGCATTAAACTATATTGATATAAATGTAAAAAATAGTGTTGGAAATACAATATTAATAATGTTAATTTTATATGATGATCGAGATTTTGTAAAATATTTATTAAGAAAATATAAAAATACGATTGATATAAATATTAAAAATCTAGAAGGAAAAACCGCATTAATATATTCAGTTATTGAGAATCAAAATGATATTGTAAACATGTTATTAAACATTAAAAATATAAAAATAAATATAAAAGATAATGACAATAAAAATGCATTATTTTATGCAATGAAAAATGATGTTATTCCATCTTTACCAATGTCTGAGTATTTAATAAGAAAAGGTGCTAAATATTTGGACGATGATGGCATTACTAATAAAAAATGTAAAAACTTAAAAAAAATTATATCCAATAAAATATTTAAAGACAATTATGAAACTTTATATCAAACTTTATGTGAAATATCAACACAAAAAACAGGAAGTTGTGATAAAATATTAGATATGTCGGACGAGAATTTCTATTCGGGTGACGTTATAGAAATAGATTCAGATAATAAAATTATAGCATTCTTTAAAAATAATAAAACTATTACAGAAATATTTAGTATTAATAGTTATAAATTTGAAGGACAACTTGGACAAGATGATGGTGGTATAACAAGAATGTATTGGAATGGTATAGGAAAAGAGTTAATAGAATTAGGATTATTTAAATTAAATAATATAACTGGATTTGGTGAAATAAATCCTAAGTTTGATTGTAAAAAAAAAATTGCAGAATTACAAGAAAAAATACAAGAAAAACAAGCAAAAGAAGATGAAAGCAACAGAAGAGCAGCATTAACTCAAGAAGAAAGAGATGCGGAAGATGAAAAACTTAAAGAACATTATAGGTTAGTAATTAATAAATTAGAAAAATTTGATAGTTATTTAAACTCCAAAGACATTGAAGATTTTGAATTATATTCAAAAATAGGACAAATGTTTGCGAAGGCATTTATGATAGGGGAGCCATTACGGATTCCATTATCATTTAATATATTATATCGTTTAGTATATCGAAAATTATCAAAGGATATTTATGGTGTAATATTATATTTAGATGATAGGAAAAATTTTACTAGTTTATACAACTTGTTAGGAAAGTCCGAAATAATAAGATATATGGACCGGAATTTTGATGAGTTTGGAGAAAAGGAAAGAGTCGTAACAGATAAAAATTATGACGAATATATACATAAAAAAACAAAATGGCTTTTAGATAAAAAAAACTTTATCCAGTCAAAAAAAATTACTGATAAAAACAACAAATCAAAATACGTTCCCGAAATTGTCGCTTCATGGGAAGATAAATTATCTGGTTTTGTTCAAGGCTTTAATTCTATTATTCCACGAAAAATAATAAATAAACATAATGTTTTAGATATACAAGAGAGGATAAATGGAATAAAATTAACTGATGAGGTGATAATTAAATGGGCGAATCTAATTAGATTAAAAGATACATCAGAACCAATACAGAATGAAGTATTTACCTGGTTTATTGAAATTATAAAAGATCTGGAGGGAAGTATTCATCCAGAGGAAGTAGCAAATAAAAAAGAAAAACATTTTAGTTTTATCGAAGATTTAATTGAATTTATGACGGGAAGAACAGCTTTGGATTTAAATCATCCAAATGGATTTAATGTGGATGTACAAGTTCATAAATCAATAAACCATATTCCATCGGCACATACATGTTGGAATGAAATTGATTTACCACCATATAAGAATAAAGCAGCATTATATAAAAAATTAGTATATGCGCTAGCCAATTCAGCTGAAGGAACTCAATTTCTTGGTGGAAAACGGAGAAAAACTCGCAAAAAAACAAATAAATTGAAAAAATCTAAATCAGAAAGGAAACATTCAGGGAAAAATCTAAACCGCAAAAAAATAAATAAATCGAAAAGGAAACATTCCGGGATAAATCGAAAAAATCTAAACCACAAAAAGATAAATAAATCGGAAAAATCTAAACCGAAAAGGAAACATTCGGGGATAAATCAACAAACTGGTAGATTAAAAAAAGGATTTAAATATTCTGGTAAAAAGTTAAAATCTGGTTTACCAGAAATAATAAAAGTTAAAAAGATAAAAAATTGATTATTGAAATGTCAATATTAAATTTAATATTATTAGCAGTAATTATGTTCATACCATATATTTACATTGTGTAGTATTAGATGCTATAATATAGATATAATTAGTAAAAACTCTTTATTATAGTATTAAAAAAAAAATAGTAATATATACTAAGAGATGTTAGTCAATATAATTATTGATTTGACATCAATTTTAAGGATTTGTAAAAAAAAAAAATTAATTGATTGTTGGATGTCATTTTCTTTTATAAATTAGTTTAAAAATAGTTTACACAGTTTAATATTTACATTTAAAAAAAAATAAATATTAAAATTGTTTTATAAATTGAATTAATAAATTAACTTTATTATAATATATATGAATCCTGAAAACCCATCTAAACGCAGACGAACTGGTATGAATACATATGAATCTACGTATAAAACCGATGATGATAATAAAGATAGTTTTTATCAAGTCAGTTCTATCCAAGATTTAATCAATATCGCAAAAAGTTTAAAAAGGAGACGAAATGCTGATTTTTCAAGATTAAAAGCTCTTTTACCTGAATTAGAGAGATTAAATAATATGATTGGAATGGAAAAATTAAAAAAATCAATCACGTTTCAAATATTATATTATTTACAAGATTTAGGTTCAAATGATATGTTACATACTGTTATCGAAGGACCTCCCGGTTGTGGTAAAACAGTTGTTGCTGAAATTCTTGCTAAAATATATTTAAAATTATCATTTTTAGATAATGATATATTCAAGGTTGCAAAAAGAAGTGATTTAATTGGAGAATATTTAGGACAAACTGCTGCTAAAACTCAAAAACTGATTAATAAGTGTCAAGGTGGTGTATTGTTCATTGACGAGGCTTATTCACTTGGTAATAAAGAAGGGCGGGATTCCTATTCGAAAGAATGTATAGATACAATCGTATCAAATTTAGCAGAAAAAAGACGATTTGTATGTATCATTGCTGGATATAAAAAAGATTTAGAACAATGTTTTTTCTCTGTTAATGCTGGATTACGAAGACGATTTCCTTGGATATATACTATTGAAGAATATACTCCAAAAGAATTGAGTGAAATTTTTGAAAAACAAGTTGGAGATGCATCTTGGTACATTTCACAAAAAGCAAGAGAAAAATTACCAAGTTTTTTTAATGAGAGAAAAAAATATTTCCCTCATTTTGGTGGTGATACTGAAACTTTATTTGCTAAGGTAAAAATTTCACATAGTCGCCGTGTCTTTGGAAAACCTAGATATATGAAAAAAGAAATTAATTTTGTTGATATGAAAAAAGGATACGAATTATTTCTTGAAAATAGTCATGTTAAACAAGGTGAAGGGAAGAATCTCCCGCCTCCTGGAATGTATGTATAAAAATGTTGTATTAAGATTATTCATTTTCTTCATCATATTGCATTGAAGATACAACACTAGCATATGCAACAAGAGGTCCTATATTGGACCATAATTTTTTAAATCTTTTATCATCCTCTTTTCTTTGTTCCTCTTTCTCTGATGGGGCAATATCATAACATGTATTTATTTCTATTAATAAATTCTTTATTCTATTTACTAATCCTGTAATATCTTCATTAATATCAACCAATCGTGTTGCAACATTATTTTTATTTTTTCTTCCTTTTATTTTTTCTAGACTTTCAAGTAAATCATTAAATATATTATCTAAGTCGTTAAAATGTTGTTGCTCGTATTTTATAACTTTATCCATTTTATAAAGTATTTATTATTACTTTATAAAATAGTTTTACCCTTGTCCCGCATTCAATTTCTGAAATAATCATGATTTTTATCCAATGCCAAAATTTTAGGAGTTAATTTACCTAAACCAAAACGTCTCGTTCTTTCTGGATGACAATAGTTTGCTGGTAAAAATTTAAATTTATCTAAATTTGATACCATGTATCTATTCCAGTGACTTTCATCATTCCATATAGCAATAATATTTTTTTTATTATCATCATCAATCTGTTGCTTTATTGTTTGACTAGCACTTAAATATTCATTTACTAATCCACCTTGAATGCCACCACATATGTAATGGGGTCTATCTTCACTAGGATCAATATATGCTGTAGATTCTTTACGATTTTCAGGTGTTCCCATTTTATTTCTATAAAAAAAACCAGGATGAGCAACTGCCACTAATGGTTTTCCAATTTCCGGTAAAATTTCATCACCTACTTCTGAAACTACTTTCATATCTACATCTGTATAGTATAAAACATTAATTGAATTTTTTTTTATATCATTTTTAATTGTTATAAAACGATGATAACGATATAATGTATCACCAGGCCAGCCAAGTCTTTTTATTTTATATATTTTAATATTATCATTAAATTCTCTATCAGTACAATCTGTCAGTAAAAAATATTTTTTGGAATAATTTGGTAAAAAATATTTCTCATAACTTTTATACACTTGATCAAAAAAGTTTATATATCTTCCAGTAGCTATTAGAATAATACCTATATTCATCCTTTATTAATTATAAATGATATTTATTTTGCATATCTATCGAATATTGCTTTACCAACATCAACATCTGTAGAATATTGATCTCTTCCTTTTCTCAAATTGTCTTGTTGTTTACATAAAAAGTTTAACATATCAAGATTCATTTGCCCCTCTAAAGTTTTATCAAAAATAGCAGGATATTCACTATGTAATTTGATGAATTTATTTTCTATATATTCTTTAAAATCAGGTGAAGATTTTTGAGTTTTTAATATTTTTGCTTCAGTAGATCCTAAATATTTCATCATTAAGTGTGTTTCATTAAGAACATTGAATTTAAGTTTCTTTTGTTTTGGTTTATTTTTATTACCTATTCGTTTACTTTGTAATCTTTGTTTAGCCATTGCCATCTTTTGCCTTGATGTTAATTCTGGTTTTTTATTCTCCACCACATTCATAGTTCCTACATCTTCTTCACTTTGTATATCATCATCGCTACTATCTTCAAAATGTAATTTTTTTAGTTCTTCGATAACTTTACTCATATTGTAAATAATTTATTATAATAAATTATTTTTATGTATTTATCGTAAAATATTTAATTAATTAGTATAAAGATAAACATTATTATATAATATAATTTATATTTATACAAATTTATTTATGTCCCCTATATTTCCTTCGGGTAGCTCATTAGAAAACAATATAATACACAATGTATTTTCTTATATTGACAAGAAATCACGACAAAGCTATACTCACGTGTCGTTACTACAAAAAAAAATTGTAGAAATTAACAATTTAGTTGTAGAAATAGAAAGAAAAATAATTGAATTAAAAAAACAAAAGAGTAAAAACATAAATTTGAAACAAAAATGTCAAAATAAAGTTCAACAAATTTGTACATTTAATGATACGATTATTGATTCGTTATTAAATAAAACTTTATCAAAATGTTCAATTTGTTTAGGAGATATTAATCCAAATTGTATCGCAATTACTAGATGTGGGCATATGTTTTGTAAAAATTGTTTATCTCAATCATTACGATTTAATAATAAATGTGCTATATGTAGATGTAAAATAAAACCTGCGACTATTTCCTTAGTTTCTATTTCAACTCCGGAAGAAAATAATCTTGTTAGGCAAATAACTCGAACACTATCTAATCCAACTGTCCCAAATGTCCCAGATGTTCCTATACCACCACCACCTCCACCACGCCGCCGACCGATTCAAAGTTCTCGTAATCAAGAAATAGAAGCCTCAAGAGAAAGACAAGATGCGTTAGAAGAAGCAAGACGTAGATTTGCTACAAGACAAGCAGCAATTCAAGCAGGCAGACGAGCAGAAGAGACAGCAAGACGAGCGGCAATTCAAGCAGGAAGACTAGTGGCAGAGGCAGCAAGACAAGCAGAACCAAGAAATGAAGTTGAACAGGGAATTCCACCACCATCTGTACCAGCACCACCATCTGTACCAGCACCCCAACCTAGATCAATATTAGAAGAACGGAGTGAAGCACTTAGAGCGGCAGAACTGGCTCGAGAATTAGATTTAGAAGAAGCACGAGCAGAAATAAATCAAATGTATGAAAATGAAGAAAAACACGAAGATGAACATGAAGAAAAATATGAACATGAGGAGAAATATCAACATGAAGAAAAATTTGAGGATATTCTTCCATTAGAAGCTAGATATCAACATAGATATCAACATGTTTTACCACCAATTATCACTTATTCTCCACGCCAAAATTATTCATATACAATTCAAGGTCAAAGTAGATATAATAATTTACATGTTCCTAATCACGTGCAACAATCTCCTGATGAAGTATCATTACCATTACCATTATCAAATTCAGCTCGCTTTATATATGATAATAATAATAATAATAATAATAATAATAATAATAATAATAATAATAATAACACAAGAAGACAACAAGTTATAATAGACGAAAGAGCAAGAGGAGCCGGGGGTGGAAATCGAAGTCGTCCGTCGCGAAATATTGGAAGTGTACCAACTACAAGTAATCGTAGAAATAGACAAATATATGAAACTTCATAAAATTTGTTATAAAAATTATATATGTATAATTTATAAACAAAAATGTCAGCAGCAGTTATTCACACATTAATGTTTGATGCAATTATTAAAACTTCTCAACGTGTATTTTCTTTAATTGAAGAAATGTCTCATAATGGAGATGCTCTTTTTAATAATTTTATACACCAAACTGATATTTATGTTAGATTAGATGTTATAGAAGCTTTAATGACGGATGTCAAATCCCACGAATCATCAATTAGTCCGATATTAAGTAAGACTGTAGAAATATCATTAAAACATTTAGAAAAAATTGTTTCAACAATTGAAAGTGAATTGCAAAACCTTAAAGATGAAGTAGAATTATATAATTTAAGTTATATGTCTTACATCAAAAGTTTTGATTATAATAATAGGATTATAATATTACGAAGTCATATCACTACTATGGAATCTAGACTTAATACTTTGATAACAATTTTAAATATTCACGGATTTAAAAATTAGAAAGGTTTTTTTTTATTTCCATTATATTTTTTTTTTTTATTATCAAACCAGTATATTAATCCTGGTAATTTAGCAGTATATGTCATTATTACCACAAAAAGACTAATCCAATCAAAAAATGAAAAGCCACGTGAAATTATTTTACTAAATCCGTGTGAAGTTGTTGTTAAAATATAACAAATTATTATAGTTAGTAAAATTTTATTGATAATATCTACACAGGACATTTTAAGTCGCATATTATCAAAGTCATGAATTTCAAACCTCAATTCATCATTCATTATTTCTAGTTTTGTCGTATGGTCTCTTAATGTATCATATTTGAATTGTATATCTTTTACTTGCTTTTCTAAAGCAGTATTACTAATTCGTTTTATGTTAAAGACACTTTGCATTTTATTTAAAATTATTTATTTATTCTTAATATAAACAATTTTAAATTTTATATAAATGATGTAAAATTAAGTACTAATTATAACACTGCTATCAGTATCAATAATTTTTGTTCCTTCATTATCCAATATTGCCATTAACTTTATAAATGTATGTCGTGTTGTTGAATTTGTAATTGTTAAATTCGTAATAACATCAGACATATATATACCTCTCGCTTGTGATTTTAATCTTGAAGCTTCTGCTTCTGCGATTTCTGTTAATTTTAATGCTTCAGCATTTGCTGTTTCTGTTAATTGTGTAGCATTCACACTAGCAAGTTCCGTTACTTTATTATAATTAGCCTCTGCTGTTGCCTCTACAATTGTTTTATTAGCATTAATCTCTTCTACTAATCTAGCCGTTTCTTGTCTAATTAAATTAGCATCTTGTTCGTATTCCAATTTAGCATTAGTTTGGATTTGAACTGCTGCATCTAAATATTTATTTTTAACTACATCTGGAAATAATACTTCATGTAATTGTAATTCATCGACATCAATCCAAATATCGTTTAATGTTTCTGTTATATTTTGTTTCATAGCTGACGTAATTGTTTCTCGCGAGAGAAGATAATCATCAATACTAAAAATAATTGCTGTATTTTTTAATGTTGATTTTGATAAACTAAATACTTTTGAATTATATTCTGTTCCAAATTTATCATATAAATGTGATAAATTTTCTTTTTGAATTCTATAGAAAAATGTTACTGCTATGTAAAAAGCAGTTCCATCATCATTAGCAACAGATAATGCACTATCACCTGAAAACTCAACTTTATGATAATTTCGTTCAAAATAAATCATATTTACACTTGGTCCAAACATATATCTACCATTTTCATAGATAGTATCTGTATCAACCGTATTTGATAAAGTATTTCTTTTAAAAGCATATTGATTGTATTCAACATATTGAAATGAACAAATTATTAATATCATTCCAATAAAGAGTGGAATTCCGACACAACATGATATGATTGTTATTTTTCCTGTATTTGCCATTTTTTTAATTTGTTTGAATAAACAAATTAAAAGAAATTCAATTTTATTAATTAAATTTTTGTAATTGGATTGTTAGCGTTATTTAATATCATACCATACAAATAATCATTTACAAATTCATCATTTGTCATTCCCATTGTATCTTTGATAGTATAAAAAAGCACTCTTCTTTTTTCCCATACTTCTTGAGTAGATGTTGCCTCTGCTTCTCCAGCAATTAATATAACAGTTGCTTCTGCGGTTGCCTTGCTTGATATTACTTCTACACTTGCTTCTGCTTCTAATATTACTTTTTCTCCTTCCGCTACTGCTTGGATATTTCTCTGTTCTGCCTCAACTTCAGATAATAATAATTCTGTTTCGGCACCAGTTAAAGCACCTTCTCTCTCATTAGTAGCTGTATCTAAATCTTGTTCTCCTCGTTGTTTGTCAAATATAGCTTCAGATAATTCATCTGGAAAATCATAATTTTCCAATTGTAAAAATGTAATATCAGCATGAGTTCCTGATGTAATAAAATCCTGTGTCAATTGAGTTCCAATTTGAGATTCAATTGTACTCCTCTCACCATAGAATTGTATTGCTTCATATCTCGCAATTACATTTCTTACAGAATCTTTTGCTACAGACGTAAACAATTGTTTTAAAGAACTTTCTTCCCCAAATTCCCAAAATATTTCAAATAATTCACTTTTTCTTAACTGATATTGAAATACCACATTTGCATAAATAATTATACCATCTTTACTTAAACATTCTAATAAGGAATCTCCTCGGAATGCAACTGTTCCTACAATTTTATTATATTTAAATAATTCTGTTTGTGGTTCAAATAAATATTTTCCTTCTTCATATACAAGAGAAGTATCTAATTCTTTTGTTAAACCTTCATAACGTAGTGCATATTCTTCGTGATTTACATTCTTAATTGACACAGGTATTAAAATAACTGTTAATAACATGCCAATACAGCAAAAACTTGAACCTAACCAACATAATGGTTTTGTATTACATTCAATCTCTCCTTCCTGATTTCTGTCTTGATTACGATTTTGATTACGATTTTGATTCATTATATTTTTTATTAGAAATATAGATTTATTTAAGAAAATCAATTTTATATTTAAAAAAAAATGTAATAAACAGTGTAATATATTTATATTTATAATGACATTGAATTTTGATTTTGAATTTGAAAAAGATAAAGAATATTTAAAAAACTATTTATTTAGTAAGAAAAGTAGTTCTAAATCTAAATCAAAATATAAACGAGTTTGTTTATCACCTTTGAGATATGCTGGTGGAAAAAGTAAGGCAGTCGGACTTATTTTAGAAAATTTGCCTAAATTGAAAGAGAAAAAAATAGTATCAACATTTTTTGGTGGTGGTTCCTTTGAATTAGTATTAACAAAAGATCTAGGTTATGAAGTTATTGGATATGATATATTTGGTATGTTAGTAAATTTTTGGAATATACTTATAACTCAGCCAGAGAATTTTGTTAAAGAATTAAAAAAATTAAAGGCCACTAAAGAAGATTTTACAAAAAATAGGCATATATTACTTGAATATTGGAATATGATTAAACCAAAAGATTTAAATTATAAAACAAAAAGGGTAGTTCCCTTGACTGATAAAGAAAAGAAACTTTTAATTGATAATAAATTATTACAAGCAGTATATTATTATTATAACATGCAATTATCTTATGGACCAATGTTTCTTGGTTGGCCTAGTTCAAATGAAATAAATCCTGCTAAATATAAAAGAAGATTAGATAAATTAGAGATATTTGATGCTAAAAATTTAAAAGTTTTTGAAAAGGATTTTAAATTAGTAATAAAAAACCATCCTAATGATTTCTTATTTTTAGATCCTCCATATTATTTAGGCTCTAAATCAAAAATGTTTAAAGGTATGTATCCAAATTGTAATTTTGCTATTCATCATAATAATTTTGAACATGAAATTATGAGAGATTTATTAAAAGAACATAAGGGTGGTTTTTTTGTAACTTATAATGATTGCCCTACAATTAGAGAATGGTATAAAAATTATAAACAAGTATATCCTAAATGGCAATATACTTATGGACAAGGGGAAACTCGTATTGGAGATAATAGGAAAGATGGTACAAAAGATAATTTAAAAAAAAGTCATGAAATATTTATAATTTGTCCGTTACATTAACCTTTCTTAACATTAATTAATTAACATTAAGAGGTCTTAGGACACGTAACCTGCCCTGATATTTAATTGTTTGAAAAGTATAACGA